CATTCTAACCAATCATATACAAAGCTAGTATGGTTAAAAGTTTGTAAATTTTCACCTGTTCGTAATCTAAAACCATCCCCTAACTGCCCACCCCCTAAATTAACTATTCTATTGCTTCCAGCTTCAATACTGAGAGCATTATTTACTTGAACTCCTCCAGTACCTGTTATTGATACGCTAGCGGTGCCATCTGATTTAAATTCATGTAGATGAGAATCGTATTCGGCTCCATATTGACTTAGTGTTATATCTAATTCAGCAACAGGGTGCCAATCACCTTCAAGTTTCAAATGAGGGCTACCTGCACCAGCTCCAGCTTCTGTATCTCCTTGTATATGTAAAATACCTGGATTGCTTGTAGATCCAATGTTTAGAGTAGTACCATCTGGATTAATGTTAGTAGCGAATATATCACTAATACTTGCACTTGTTCCATTAATAAACGAGAATGAAGCAGAAGGACTTACTAATCTACTATCAGTAATATTAAAAGTAAATCCATCTAATATAGATAACCTACCTCTATCATTACTAGCTATTACTACTTTGTGATCGTGTCCTAAAGAAGTTAAACCTCCTATATCTAATGAAGGTATAACTAATCCTTGACTTGCGCTTATAATACCTGATGCTGTTATACTTCCTTGTACTTCTATACCTTTTTTATCAAAAGTATGTGTAATTTCATCTGCTGTAAACTTCATGGTCATGTTTACATTAGAATCGTCTACTTTAAATTCAGTAAGACCTGTATCTATAGTACCTAATTGTACAAATCGATTTTGGGAATTTGCTTCAAATAAACTATATTGGGGGCCATATCCTTGAGGTTTATACGATATATTACTATCGTTAGCTTGAAAGTCTGAATAACTTTTAACTATAGAAGAATCAACCCAAGAAGCAAAAGTGTTAGATGTAGGGGTGGCTTGTTTTTTTATAAGATTTCCCCCTACATTATCAGAAAATAATGTTTCTGCTATTATATTTCCTGAAGCACTTATATCACCTGAGGCGCTTATATTTCTAATTAAAATATCAGGACCTATAAGACCACCGCTAGCACCAGGGTCTCCTTTAGGGCCCGGGGTATTAACCGTTATAACACGTGAAGAACCTTGAGTTACCGTTACTAGTGTACTATTAGTAGTAGTATTAATACTATTATTTACCTGTGAAGTTATAGTAACCTTATTATCGGTATTTGAAATAGTAATTTTATTAGCCATATTAAGGTGCTATAGTTACTTCTTTAGTTAGTGTAACATTTCCTTCTATTAATCGGGTAACAATACTACCAGATACAATTTCTAAATCATATATTGCTTTATTAAAATTAAAAGCAGCTGTACGTTCAGCATCTATAAATACTCCAATGGTACCAGAAGTAGGGGGGTTAATATCACTTGATCCACTAAAATTTAATCCAGTACCATCATCTTCTAAACTAGAAGATAAAGTAATAATAAGGGTAGAATTATTTATATTTTGGGGTCCCGGGAATTTATCCCTAATTTGCATTCTGCCTCTATAATCAGTTAAATCTATTTTATTATTATTGGAGTCAGTATATGCTATTTCAAAATCTACTGTTGATCCTTGTTCTATTACAAAGTTATATTTTCCAGCTGCCATAAGAGTATTTTATTATAAATATCAGTGATATCCATTTAACAACTCTAAAAGATTATCTATTGCGGCATGTCTATGGGAATCTGTTAATACTGTTTTAAATACAAAATCAGAATTTGCGAGTTTAGCCATATCATGGTAAGCAGAATGTTGTTTGTCTCTTAAATCTATCTGGTAAGAATCACCACAGAATATCATTTTACTATCTTTACCTAATCTACCAATACACATTGCTAATTGAGATTTAGTTAAATTTTGATATTCATCTACTATTACTACAGCATTATCAAATGTTCTGCCTCTAAAATGAGCTAATGATACTAACTCAATTTTTTCTTCTTTTTCCATTTTTTCTAAAATATCAGGTTTATTATAAACCTTACGCATATTAGAACGAATAGGTACTAACCATGGTTCCATTTTTTCACGTTCGGACCCTGGAAGGAATCCATTATCTTCAGTTGAAATAGTAGGCCTAGTAATAATAATTTTATTAAATTGTCTTTTAAATACTTGATCTAAAGCTACTTGTACTGCTAATAATGTTTTACCACTACCTGCTTTACCAACTACAAAATTAAATGGGTGCTTTAAAATTTCAGTTTTAGCAGCTTTTTGTTCTTCTGATAAAGATATTGAGAACCTAATATTACCCTTAGGTGGGGTTTTTTCAATATTTTGTTTAGCCATTATGAATGGATTAAAAACGTTTGTCAGTTATAAATATAAAAAAAAGAGCCGCTTGCGCGGCTCTTTCTAAAAGTATATGTAATTTAGTTATTACGCTGCGTATGTTACTGCGATTGTACCTCCAGTTGTTCTTAAACAACCTTTAATAGTTAGTTCATCTGTATCTGCACCTGGGTTTAAATAAATAAATGATCCAGGAAGAATTGTAGTATCACCAGTAGCGGTTAAAATAATGTTTTGGTGACCGTCTGTTGTAGCTCCTTGTCTATCAAATACATTTGTATTATTACCTGATACAATAAACTCACATGCTGCCGCTAAGTGTTCATTATTTGCATGGGTTTCAACATCTAAATTGTGACCGTTTTCAATAACATAATCATTAAATAAAATTAATGCCATGTCTTGATCTGATGCTAAATCACCCTGGCCGGTTAATGCTACGTTTGCTGCTGTGCGGCCAGATACAGTTATTACAGATTTTGCTGGGGGAATAAATTCAGTTGTACCAGTTGCAATATCTGTCATGTCAAGGAGTTTACCATTAACGGATGTTAAACCAAATATTTGTTCAGCTTGAGCAGCAGTTACAGCGGTTCCTTGTCTTGCTAGTCTACCTAAAGCTAAAGACATTTTAAATAATGTATTTGTTGGTGTTAATACATCTAACATATGAATGTCAGTTGTATGGTCTCCAGCTGCTAGTGTAGCACCTCCAAAGTTTTGAATCCAGGTTGGATTTAATCCTAAAGTTAAACACTCAGGTAAACATAAAGAGGTATTTAACTTAAAATTAGGATTATCTACAAAATTTAAATCTTGCTTAGTTATAGTACTATCTACTAAACTTCTTATTATATTTCGGGGTGATTCAACTCCCGCATTAAGGTCATCACTTAATTGTGTTTGGGTTTTTTGGGCCATAGTTAAAATGATTTTTTAAGGTTTCTATTAATAAATATAAAAAAGGGCCGCTTACGCGGCCCTTTCTTAAAAAGAATAATAACTCCTATTACACGTTTTGTAAATCGTGGCAGAATACCTTACCGTAGAAGTCAGGTCTTACCATCTTCTTAGCGTAACGAGTCATGATACCCTTTCTTGGAGTGAAGGATACCGGATCGTACACAAGAGGAGTCATAATTAACGGAATATACGGAGCAAATACAGCACCTGTTTCAAGGAACTGGTTACCCTTATAACCCATTAAGATTACATTTTCAGTAATGTATGGGTTCTTGTAAACCGTGTATCTAGAGTTGATAGCACCGATTTTCTGAACACCCATAGCGTACTTGTTTTGATCGCCAGGAGAATCAGCAGCGAATCCAGGAATTGATTCAAGGATTGTGCTAATTTTTGGTGAAACAACAAGGAAGTTAGCACCACCACGAAGAGTTTTCTGGTGGATTGTGTTGCTAACAGATTGAAGTTTAACACCTAAAGTCTGGAACCAAGACATCTTAGTATAGTACTGATCGCTTGCGGAAGTAGTTGAGCCAGAGTCATCTACTTCTTTACCAACTTGGGCACTCCAGTGGTTAGTAGTATCAGCATTTCTGATAAGTAAATCAAGTACTTCAAGATCAATTTCCATTGAAATATATTCAGAAAGAATAGACGTTAATTCAGCTTCAGCATCAATACTGTGGTAAGCATTTAAATCCTGAGCGAATTCTGGTGTCCATTGAGCCTTTAACTTACGAGTTTTCGCAGTTACAGTTTCACTTCTTAACTGAACATTAATTTCTGGGATGTCCATAGTTGAGACATTTCCTCCACCAGCAAATCCTGAAGAAACACCTGATCTACCTTCCTCGAAATCGCCTCTATCATCAAGGTTATCGGGACCTTGTTGGAAGAGAATTTTAAGATCTTGACCTTGGGTTGCTGCAGAAGCTGACACAATAAAGGTAATAGTTCCTGAAGTAGAAGTACCAGTAACTTTAGTAAACTCGTTGTAAACAGTATTAATGTTTGAACCACTAATAGTAAATGCTCTAGCACCTTCTAAATCAACGTTATCTAAGTCTTGAGTACGAACGGTAATCTTTTGGTAAGCACCAGAACCTGTGTTAGCTAAAAATTCGCCATTAAAGTTTACATCTTCCATAACAACGGAACCTGTAGTGTACTGGTTTTCACCAACAGCATTTAACGCTACGTTAGTAACTGCTTGAGACTGTTCGTTAATAGAGTAACCAAATCTACCAGCACCATATAAACCTTTACCTGCTTGGGTAATACCACCTCCTGTAGGGATGTCATTGGTTTTTAAATCGGCAGCAGCACCATATAAACTCTGATTAACTGGTTGTAGCTTATTGTTAGAGTCAGTAGGTGCACCAGTACCATATTGGAAGTCAAGGTAGAAGATAAGGCCTGAAGGGAGGTTCATTGGCTGAACAGACACAAGGTCTTTAGCAACGATTTCTCCAAATACTCTTCTTACAAGTGGAAGAGCAACACCAGCCCAAGCTTCACTATTTGAACCATTTGTGATACTAGTAGTAGTACCTGTTTGGCTGGCTTCTTGGACTAATTGTCTAGCCTGATTTTCAAGAAGAACAGCCATGTTTGCTTTTTCGCTCTCGTGGCCATTAAGACCTTCTAAGAGACCGGATTTTTCCCATTTGCCTGCCAACTTAGCAGATTCAGCCTGCTGATGTTGGAGCGGGGAAGCACCCTCTAATAATGTATTAACATTCATGTTTTCTAATATTATTTATTAATGTTTGCAAGTTTTTGGAATCTTGACACTGTCTCGTCAACGGATTCCGTTATAACCTTTTTAGGAGCAGTTCCAGCAGCTTTAGAAGCACGTCCTAAACCTTCTTTAATTGCTCTTTTTTCTACACCTGTAAAGTTAAATGATTCTTGAAGTGTTTCAAATACCAATTTAGCTTCACTAGTTGTAGCAGATTTGTCTAATGCATCAATTACTTTAACTTTTTGGGCTTCAGTAAGTGCATTAGCTCTGAATAGTTTGTTGCAGTAGAGGAGTTTACTGTTAAGAAGATTCATTTCTGAAATGGTTTCTTTAAGAGAAGCAACGGTAGCAAGGGCTTCTTCAAGGTCTTTTTCAGCCTTTTTCTTACCTTCTTTTACGTCATCATCGTCTTTTTTCTTACCTTCTTTCATGTCATCATCGTCCTTCTTTTTACCTTCTTCGATTTCAGATTCGATTTCAGCAATTAAAGCATCAATGTCGATGTTTTCATCAAGATCGTCTACACCTTCACTTCTACGGGCAGCGCCAGCACCGCTAGCCATGCCTTCTAAAGCTTTGTAAACGGATTCCATTTTACCAGAAAGTTTACCAGCACGACCTTTAGATAAGATAGCTTCAATACCACCCGCGGCAGCAATTATACTAGCAACAGTAGCTAAGCCAGCAAGTTCATTGACTTCACCTTCTTTAAGATTATCGTCATCCTTCTTCTTACCTTCTTTCATGTCGTCGTCGTCTTTTTTCTTACCTTCTTTCATGTCGTCGTCGTCTTTTTTCTTACCTTCTTTCATGTCATCATCGTCTTTCTTTTTGCCTTCTTTCATGTCATCGTCTTCATCATATGACATTTCTTCAAGCTCAGCCATGAGTTCATCAAGGTTAATTTCTTCGTCAACTTCATCTTCGTGATAAGCTTCATCAACATCGTCTTCATCATAAGACATCTCATCTACTTTATCGTCCTCATCATAAGACATACCTTCAGACTTTTCGTCTTCATCATATGTCTCTTCGAGTTCGACATCTTCTTCTAACTCTTCTGCTAACCGAGCAGAGAGCATGTTTTTAATTTTAGAGTCAAACGCTTCTTCTAATGCCATTTTAGCATTTTGTAAAGCGACTTCTCTAACAGCTTTCGCATCAGCGATTGCCTCTTTTAATAATTCAGCCATTTTTTTAAATTGTTTTTTAGGCCTCCAGTAAATAAAATACGGGAAATAGAGATTTTAGTATCTCTAATAGGGATTTGTTTTTAAAATCCAGGGACGTTATTTTAATATAACGTATGCTTTTTCTAGAAATAAATATAAAAAAAATTTGGAAAACCAAAAATTTTATTGTATCTTTAGGGAAAACTATTTGTATTATGAATCCATTTGAATTATTAGCAGTAGCATTTATTGAAGATATTACTAATCTTCGAACAGTATGTACTTATTTCTTAATAGGGGTTATAGTAGCTGCTTTACTTGAAAGAGCTATTGAAAAAGCAGGATACCCTATGGAGTGGTCAGACAGATTTTGGGTTATACTAGGGTGGCCTTTAGCATCAGCTATTTTTATTTATAGCTTTATTAAAGGATACCTTGGTAAGGATTAACACTTACACATTCCTGTATTATCACAGATTATATCTCTAATAATACTATTAACTTTAATATAGTCTGTTGTGGAGGTATTTACTCCCTCATTCATAGGAGCCATATAAGCACCCGGAGTAGAAGGTGTTGAAACAAAATCAAAGCATAGAAGATCAAAATCTTCTTGTACCATTAATACACCATCAGCATTTTCTTCTACTGAACCCATACCTCTAGAAGATATACCAACTGTAACTCCACAACGAAATAATTCTTTTAAAATATTTCCCGCAGGGGTAGTTAATATTTCTACTACTCCATGTACATCGTTTCCCTTCATAGTAACTTCTACTATATTATGAGATACGTTATTTAAATTAATAACAGAAGAGTCTGGGTGATCTAATTCACCCAGGGCTCTTTTTTCTCTAACAGGACCATCAATATATTTTTTAATTTCTCTTTCGAGAATTTTTTGCTCATAGATTCTACCATTATGGTTTTTAACACCAGCTCTTTGTATAATACCACCTACTCTTAAAGGTTTATTTTCTTTAATAGATTGTTCAACTAAAAGTTTATCTACTTTAAACGGTATATGTTCTATAAGTAATTGTTTCATCTTCCTTGGCCTCTATTCAGTTTTCTATAGTTTTTAGAGTTTTTATGGTTACTATGCTTAGTTTTAGCATGGATACCGGGTCTATTTACTTTATTATCTTTTTTATTAAAATCGAATGCGCTAATTTTTCTTGCCATAACTTATTTATTTTACTTCTTTATATCCCATATAACCCCTTCTTTTTTTTCTTTTATTATTTCCGAATGCTCTAGGTGTAGCATAAGCTTCGCTATTACCAGTAGTAATAGAAGCACCAGTGCCGGTAGTTGAGCCTTCTTCGATTTCCGTTTTAATAAGTTCACGGATAAGGGATTTAAGTTCTTCTATATTCATGCTTGTGCAGTTCTTAATTCATTAACTAATGAATAGTAATTTAATAAATTAATTACATTATCATCATGTACCGATGATTTTTTACAAAGAGGTTTAATTAAATTTTTTACCTCTGTTAATTTTATTTTAGTAACTTGATCTGTGTTTTTAGATAAAGTTTCTAATTCTTCTTTAATAGTTTTAATTTCTTTATTTAAAAAAGCTTTAAGTTTAGGACTATTAGAAACATTATAAACATATTCTTTTAATAAACGTTTTTGATTATCCCCTAACCCAGAATATTTTTCATTAAACTTTTCCATTAACATTTTATATGTTAATGCTCTAGTTTCTTTATCAAATTTTTCATATTCTTCCATAACCATTTCTTTTTTAGGTTTATTAGGAAGATTTTTATTAGTAATATGTTCTAATATAGCTACTTTAGAGTCTACTACAGACATAGGATTAGCATTTTTATTCTCTAATAAATTATATATGCTAGCATATATTTTATAATTAGGAATTTTTGCTTTAAAAAAGTCCTCTATATTATAAGTATCTTTTATTTCTCTAACTAAATTATATCTTTCTCTCCTTAAAGTAGATTTATTTAATTTATTGTGTGCATCAACTAAAGTTTCTAACAACACAGTAGCGTTTGCTTCTTTATTAAACTTTTTATTAAGAAGAGCGTGATATATTTGATATTCTTTTAGTAAATTAGAATTATTACTAAAAAACTTTTTTAAAATACCTACAGCTTTAGGGGAAGAATTTGAAATAGTCTCCGAAGTAATTTGCCTCGTTAATAATTCAAATAATATTCCCGTATTTTTGTACTTGGAATGCTTAGGTTTCATGTAATAAATATATTTATTCCTATATAAATATGTAGAGAGTCCTGAAAATTACTCTTTTATAATGTTTTCTTCATCTAATAAAGAAGATTTATTCTTTTCATTTAGTATTTGTTTACCACTAATTCTATTTAAAGATAATTTTTTAAGAATTCTAGAATTTTCTTCTAAAGCAAACGTAGAGACATTATTAGTTCTATCCGGGGTATCATCTGCTGTTAAACCGGCTTTACCTAAAGGATCTCTACCCATATTAGCTTGGTCTGTATCATATCTACTAAGTTTTTGTTTAGGACGCCCTGGCTCATTTTCATCGTACCCATCAGGAATATCTTTAATGGTTTTATCTCTTTTAGTAGAATATAAATTAGCTAAATCATGTGGTGTGCCATATGATTCACCTGATTCAATAGGATCATTACCTTCGTTTTCTATTTGGTTTAATCTAAATATGTGGGCGGCATCATCTAAAGATCTATTTTTTTCGTGATCGATTTCTTGTTCCGAAAGATTAAATATGTTTTTGTAAACAAAATCACTGCTTAAGATTTTTTTATCTGAAATAGAATTGGCTAGTTCAACTTTAGCTTTATATAATTCAGTTTTTTCTTGTTCAAATACAATTGACGGGCCTGTTAGTTCTAATTCAAAATCTACTAAGTCAGCATCAGTAAACCCTTGAGTATATAAATGGACTAAAGCTATTTTATGTAATTCAGACACAATAGTTCTCTGTAAGCGTTCAATTGTACGTGCAAAACGAATATCCATAGCAGCTAGTGTTGATTTACCTTCAAGATTTTCATCGTACCCTAAGAAAGCTTTAGGAATTTTAAGGGCAGCTAACATTCGATTTTTTAAGTATTCAATATCAGTTGTGCCATCATAATCAAGACCTTTTGTGGTTTCGATTTTAGTTGATGAATCATTACCTCTGACTGGAATATAAAAATCTTCAGTCATGTTTTGAATATTAAATTTTAGATTATAGTCACCTGTTTGTTGATCAACATACGGGGTTTTTTTCATCTGGCGAACGGTTTTTTCCATAAATGAATCAATTTCATTAGGAGGAATACCGCCTACATTCATATAAAATATTCTTTTTTCTGGGGCGCGCATAATTCTATGAATAAGCATTGCATCCTCCATCAAGATTAATTGCTTAAATACTTTACGAGCTGGTTCAAGATAGGATCTACCATATGGAAGATAAGCAGCGTCTGATAATAACCTAAAATGGGCTACTTCGTAATTTTCAAGTTTCATCTGATCACTTCTTCTAGCGCTATATGTGTTAGATTGTGATAAACCATTAGGGTCAAGTATAAATTGAACATAACTTGGGTTTTCGGGATCCATACCTTCTTCTCTTACTACTTGATAAACAGAAAGAGGTAAAACATTATAAACACCAAACTTTTCTGAGATTTGTAAGTGTAAATAAAAATCGCCATATTTACACATCTGACGAACCCAAGAAGGTAAATTAAATTCTACATTTAACACATCATAAAATAAATTATGGAGTACACGTTTAACGTTTTCATTAGATGATTTAATAGTTAATACATCTCCATACTCATTTTTAAGAGTTGCTTCTTCTGAAATAATATCAAGTGCTGGAGCAATTAATGAATCATAATCCATTGCCTCATAATCGCTATAAAGCTGGAGGCGCATAGATGAATAATTAAGAGTAGGGTTATATTGTAGAGAAGAACCTACTGGTCTATGTAATCGAGTAAATCTATCATAAAGTGAATTAGATTCTAAGTTGCCGTATTTTTGAATACGATCAACATCCATTACTTTTAATTGTTTCCCACCAACGTTTCTTATGATAACATCATTAGAAAATAATCTTCGTAATCGTGTAAATAAGCTAGTATCTGCCATATTAATGGTTTATTATGTGTGTATAAATATTTAATCTAAAAGCCAAGACAAATCTTCATCTCTTCCTCCAATTTTCATTTTATATGCTTGTTTGGGGTCATTGATTTGGGTAGAACTAAAAAATGGATTATATGAAGCCTTAGTAGTATTTGCAAGCATAGCTCTAGTTAAGTCAACCCCGTGCTGAGCAAATTTTAGCGCAGTATCTCGCACGTAACACGCAGTAGCTATAGACATAATTAGGTCATCATTATACCCCGTTTGGGCTTCTGGTCGGCCATTTTTCCAAACAAAGGTTCTTAATTCATCTAATGTACGTCTTGATTGAATCTGTATACTTTGTTCTTTTACATATGCATCTAATTTAGCAATAGTTAATGGTCTTGTTCTAAGTGACATAGTAAAGCCTGGTACCATTTTAGATTTATCTATTAAATCATACCCTTTAGCAATGTATGCTTCAGCATCACGGGTAAATTTTTCATCTTTAGGACTATAATATAGGTTTTCATAACCCATATCAATTACTTCTTGTATAGCAGCCCACCCAATATTTGCATTTTCAATTACAAGTAATGCTTTATTATACTCAGTTGCTATATTATATAATATTCTACCAAAATCTTTAGTTGGTAAATGGTCTTTAAATTCAGCTACTTGCGTGCAATTTTCAATGTCTATAATATGAAATGCTGAATAGTCTTTAGAATCACCTCTAGCTACGTCAGCTACAACCATATATTGTCTTGTATAATCTGGGTATTCCCAAACCCATAAGCTGCTATTCATACCACGCTTTTCTAAGGGATCTTTTAACATTGTAGCTTCTATATGATTTATTATTTCAGGGGGAAATACTGTATCACCAGAGGTTGTAAAATCGCAATCACATTCTTGTGCCGCCATTCTATCTCCTAATTCATCATCTTGTTTATCTCTCCATTCCTGATTTCGTTCTGGGTGTACAGTCCAAGGTAATCTAATAGGTGTAAAACCACTAGTACCGTCTTGTGCTTTAGTCCATTGCCTATGAAACCAGTTACCAGTACCATTTGGTGTAGATAATATAATTGCTCTACCACCAGTAGCAAGTGTTTGTTGTGCTGAACCCCAAATCTCTTCAATTCTATTTTCCTCAATAAATGCAGCCTCATCAATTACCAGAAGTGAAATGGCTTCTGATCTACCAGCATCACCTGCTGCAGATACTGCTTTAATTTGAGACCCGTTTTTAAGTCGCAGTGATAGTCGGTTGTTTTCCATTGTAGGTAATTTTAACCAACTAGGTAACTGATCGTACATAAATCGTACTTTAGTTACTAGGTTTTTTGCTGTTTCCTGTTTTGTTGCTATTACAAGGATGTTTTTATCCTTTTGGAATAACATCATGTGTAAAGCTATACCTGCTGAAAGTGTTGAAATACCAAGCTGTCTTGATTTTAGGATTACTGACTTATCGTGTTTATTTAATAGACCTAATACTTTTTCTTGAAAG